TGCCTTTTTAGCCAAAATGTTAGAAGACGAATGGTTAAACTGGACAGATGATGAAAGAGAAGAAGACTGGCGCGCCCTGTTAGATGCAGCGATTCCTTATTTTAAGTTTCCTAGGGTTAGTTTAGCGATAGAAGACGACAACTTTGTAGATGAGAATGTCTCTAACGAGGAAATTCAAATTTTAGCTACTTATATGAAATGTGAGTGGTTAAATAGGACTATACTTACTTGGGAAAATGTTAAGCCGCTATATGTGGAAAGAGATTTTTCTCAAGCAAATTTAATTGATAAATTAAAACAACTACTTGAAAGAGAGGAATATAAAGCATTAAAACTTGAGAGAATTTATTATCGTTCTCGAAAGGGCAAGCCGTTTACCTATGGGGATTTGGCGGAGAATTAAAAATGAAATATGTTCCTGGTGTAGATGAGGGCTATGCGAATAGCTTAAAGAATAAATTATTTGGATTACTTTGTGAATATGAGAAGGGAAGAGAATGGGAGAAGTTTTTAGATTCAATTCTTATTGAATTAAATGGATTTGATCCAGAAGAGAGAACTATTAATTATTATACTCTATTTCATAAAATTTCTTCTTTAAGGTATCTAAGATATGAATATTTTAGAAGCACAATTTTTGATTGCATGTCTTTGCTTTCTAAAAGTTTGGAGGTAGAGGATGGGATATTATGAAAATGTGTATTTAAAAAGATTAAATAGATACGGAGTTGACTTTCAGTCTCGTATACAAGGGCAAAGAGAGGAAAATTTTAAGCGGCAGCTTATGAAGTCAGTTTATTATGTAGAGTTTGACTATGAAGGAAAGACGTACGAGGGTGAATTGACTCCAATGCGACAGAACGAAACAAAAGTTATGCAATATTTATTAACCGATGTTTATTTAGATATGCCTAGTGGAACGCTTCTCTTTATTCCGGATAAAAACAATGAATTACAACCTTGGCTTATTTATTACCTAGAAGATATGAAAGCTAGTGGGTATAATAGATATATTGTTTTAAAAATGACCCATATGCTTTCGTGGCAAGATAGACAAGGTGTATCTCAAACTTCTTGGGCATATTTTTATGGACAAGAAGACAATATGTTAAAAGACGAATTGAAATCGCGCAGTAGAAGTAGAGTTTTATACACAGAGAACTTAAAGTTAAGTTTCTTTATTTTACCGCTGAACGAAAAGATAAGAAAAGATGATTATCTTGAAGTTTATGCAGGAGGCAAACTTGAGTCAATTAAAGAAGCTTATGTAGTTACTGGTTATGATACGCAGTCGACACCTGGTGTTGAATTTGTGTCGGTTGACCCTCAATATATTCGTGATTTGACTCCGCCGCCAGAGAAACAAGAAGGAGAAAACGATGATGACTTCTTCTGGATTAATGGGGGTGCGGAATAATGAAAGTAAGAAATTGTTCTGATATAGGAGTGAATGCACAGTATATAATGAAGAGGCTCATGGCAAATCAAGATTTATTGAAGTTGCTATATTATACTGATAAAGACCCATTGAGTCATGAAGACTTAACTCAAGAGCAGATACAAAATGAGATATTTGAGAAGTTAATTAAAATAACTCCTCGTGTTGGCCCGAAGGAAACCGCTAATTCTATAGTGGTTATACGTATTTCGCGCGGACGTGGTCTTGTGACGAATGAAGAGTTTAAAAATGTAATAGTTGGTATTGAAACTTTCGTACCTATGACTCAATGGATTATAAAAGGAACTAATTTAAGACCTTTTGCTATTATGGGGGAAATTCAAAAATCTTTAGACGGTAAAAAAATTGAGGGGTTAGGGAAGATGTCAGGAGGAGATTTTGACTTAAACTTTTTAACAGAAGAAATTTCAGCCTACGAACAGACCTTCTCATTAACTTCTTATGATTAATGATAGAATTTTTCTTGGCTTTCCGATTAGTTTTAAAGATATATGTGAAGTTTTTCCTCCTACAGTAAATGATGTGGTAGGCAATACTAAATTTGGGGTATATTCGGCAATCTTCACAATTACGCAAGAAGACTTAGATAATATTTATTTAAAAGATGATACTGTTCAGCGAATACCCACCCCATTTCAATACTTAATGATGAATTACTATTCTGAAGAAGAAATGAAGGGTTATATAGAAGAAGCTTTTCAGTTCTTTTTACATGAACCAGTTACTATAGTTCCGGAAATTGAAATGCTGCTGATAGGAAAGAGTGAAGAGGAGTTAGACCCAGATGTTGATTTGGAGAACCCTCGGCTAATAACAAGTGACACTTATTTTGATTTTCAAAATTGCATACGCATGTCAATGGGACAAGATTTGGTTGAGCCTCCAGAGGAAGAGGAAGAGAATTTGGACCCGCGCGTTAAGCGTTGGAAAATGAAAGTCAAAGAAAGTGAAAAGATTGTTAAGGCTAAGAAAGCAAAAAACGCTCCGACTTTAGGAACTTTACTTGCTGCAATTTGTTGTATGGGTATTGGTTTAAACCCACTTAATATTGGAGAGATAAGCTATGCGTGCGTACAGTGGTTAATAGCTATGTATCAACAGAATGAAGAATATGATATTGATATAAAAGCTTTGCTTGCTGGTGCGGATAGCAAAAAAGTTAAACCGAAATATTGGATTAAAAACTTAGATTAAAAGAATTATAGGAGGCTATTTAACATGGCAATTATTCTTGATAAATATGCTATTAAAGAAGTCGCTGACGTTATGTTCTACGAGTTAGACTCAAAAGGCGCACCTTCAGCTCCGGTACTTTATCTGGACACTTTAAAGACTTCTACTCTTTCTCAGAGTTCTGAAGTTGTTGATGCCCGTGGTGGTAAGGGTAATGTAAAGCTTCTTTCTTGGGATACTAATAAAGAGCTGACTCTTGAGATAGAGGATGCTGTATTTAGTGCTAAATCTCTGCAAATTATGTTTGGTGGAGATATGAAAGTTACTGATGGCGACCAAGAAGTATTAAAGACTTTAAAAGCTGATGATATTAAGTTATATACTGGTGGTTCTACATCTAATTTCTTAACTTTTAGAATTAATGGTGCTGACTATTACATTCATAAGGATTTAGTTACTGCTTTTGGTTATACAACAGTAGATACCAGTGGATCAACTACAGTATATAAAGAAGCTAAAGACCCTGTTGCTATTCCGTTTGTTGATTGGACTGTAAAGAAAGGCGCATCTGCTGCTACCGGTGGCACAGTTTATGAACAACCTGTAGATTTTGTTACCTTCGATTTACTTGACTGTACTTCTAGTGATACAGATAGACAAGATGGTAATGGTGTAATTAGTGGTGGAATGACTATCAATATTGGAGCAGAATTTAGTTCTAATACATACTATATTACAGGAGATACTTATGCTAGAAACGTTGCTTCTGGTAAGGATGAATTCTTGCAATTTATTATTCCAAAAGGAAAAATTTCTGCTGAGGACGTAAGTCTTACAATGGAAGCTGATGGTGATCCTGCTACATTCGCAATGACAGTGCAATGTCTGAAATCTGAAAGTGGTTCAATGGTTAAACTTGTTAAGTATAATCTTACTGGTGTTTCTGGTGGAACTGGTAAGAATAAGGGTGTTGCTTCCGTATTAGATGATTTTAATACTTATGGAGAGCGTGCAGCTTGGGAGACTCCTCATTCAATTATCGCTGAAGCTACTGGTTCTAGAACACAAACCTCTGCTGACTTAGATGACCCAGCGGGAATTTAATATAAAATAAATAAACTTAATGGCGGAGGGGCGGTAAGCCTCTCCGTTTTACTTTAATGGAGAGCAAAACAAATGGATAAACAATTTGGTATGCAAGAACTATACTTCGTGCAACTAAAATCTACTTATCCTATAGAGATAAAAGGAAAACAAATAGCTGCGGGAGAGGTAATCGCGGCTTTTGACAGGATTCAAATCGCTAACTTCAATGAAATCCACAAAGAAGCTTCCGCGCAAGGTGGATATCAAAATCGAAAGCTAGTAGTTTGGAACCGAACTGAGGGAGTAGATTTAGTTTTTACGCAAGGTATCTTTTCAAAAACGCAATTAGCACTAATGAATAATATGCGTTTAATTTCTTTAGGCGAAAATCAAGTAGTGCGTATCGCACAAAGAGATGAACTGGAGACAGATAGTGAAGGAAAAATAACATTAACCCATAAACCAATTGATTCATGGATTTTTGTTTATAATAAAGAAACCGGTGAGAAACTGACGGGTCTATCTTTTGTAGACCAACAAACACTTCAAACTCCCTTAATTTATAAAGATGTTGTTGTAGATTATGAATATGCTTATGATAATGGCGCAGATGTAAGTTTTGTCGGTGAAGATATCTTTGAAGGTTATGTGAGTTTAGAAGGACGAACAAGAATAAAAGATGACAGAACTGGGGAAACTCATACTGCGATTATCTATATTCCAAAATTAAAAATTACGTCAGGTTTTAATCTCACTTTAGGTAGTCAGGCGCAGCCAATTGTTGGAAGATTTCATGGAACGGCACTAGCAACTGGGGCGCGGAAGCAATCGAGAGCATTGGAGATATACTTTTTGGATGAAGATATAGATAAGGATTCAGAATGGCGTTAATTTTTAATTAGCGTCATTTTTTTATTTATGGAGGAGAACGGAATGGCAGATATTGATGTTAGATTGCGAGCCACGATGGATATTGGAGATGTGGTGTCTAATGTTAGCGCTATACAAAAAAGTTTTAGTAGATTAAAGCTACCGGATAATATAAGCGGTAATTTATCTAAAAAATTTGCTGAATTTGCTAGCGAGTATGATAGATATCAGAAAAAGATAGCTGGTGGAATAAAAACTCAAGGGGACTATAGTCAAGCAGAAAAATCTCTTAATAGAATGCGAACTTTATATCAAGAAATTGGAACCGAGGCTAAGAAAATTGGTAATCTTGATTTAAGTAAGATGCTAGACTTAAATTCTGGAGATTTTGGTAAATTAACTCAAGAAATTGAAAGGTTCAAAGAATTATCTAAAGTTAAAATTGATTTTTCTTCTGTTAAAGATCAAATTAATGCTTTAAGAGGATCATTAAAGAATGAAAAATTCTCAGGAAAAGGAGGATTAATTGATCAGCTAGTTGGTAGTATAAACACTGGTAAAATTACAGAAATTAAGGCTGCTTTTCAATCTATTCAAGAAGAGGTTGCTAAAATCACACCTAAAACTGATGCTAGTGGTAATTTTATGGCTGGACTGGTTGGAAAATTAAATCCCGCAAACGCCGAAGCAGTTAGGACAGCTTTCCAACAACTGGGTGCAGAATTTACCGCTGCTGAAGGAAAGGTTTTGCCTTTTATGAAAACATTAGATGATCTTCAAAGAGAGCTAGAAGAAACAAAAGGGGCAACATCTCAAAATATAGTTGGTAATATTATTAAGTTTAATGAGGAAGCTAAAAATGTGGACCGGGTTACAGCTTCATTAAAGAAAATGCATGCTGAGGAATTTGGCTTTAATAGACAAATTCAAATGATCGATCGACAAATTCAAAGTTATTTTGGCTTGTCGCAAATGATTCGAAAAGTTGGTAATATTGCCAAAAGTGCTTTTAATACTGTTAAAGAATTAGATAAGGCAATGACCGAGACGGCTGTTGTAACAAACTTCTCAGTCGGCGATATGTGGGATATGCTTCCTACTTATACTGAGCAGGCAAATCAACTTGGGTCTACAATTAAAGACGTATATGACGCGGCTACTCTTTATTATCAACAAGGATTAAATACTAATCAGGCAATGGGTCTTGCTAATGAAACTCTTAAAATGGCCCGTATTGCTGGTATGGATGCAGCAGAAGCAACAGATATGATGACCGCAGCACTTCGTGGTTTTAATATGGAAATTAATCAAGTTTCTGCTCAAAGAATAAATGATGTTTATTCTCAATTGGCTGCTATTACTGCTTCCAATACTCAAGAGATTGGTACCGCCATGGAAAAAACCGCTTCTCTTGCTAATTCTGCTAATATGGATTTTGAAACAACTTCTGCTTTCTTAGCCCAAATGATTGAAACCACAAGAGAAGCCCCTGAAAATCTTGGTACTGCAATGAAAACAATTGTTGCTAGATTCCAAGAAATGAAAAAAGATCCTACTAAATTAGTTGACTCTGAAGGCGTAGCAATGGATGTTAATAAAGTTGATGCTGCTTTAAAATCTATTGGGGTAGCGCTTACCAATACTAAGGGTGAATTTAGAGATTTAGATGATGTATTCTTAGATATAGCTTCTAAATGGGATACATTGAGTCAGGGTCAACAAAGATATATTGCTACTACCGCAGCTGGTTCAAGACAACAGTCTCGTTTTATTGCGATGATGAGTAATTATGATCGTACAATGGAATTGGTAGAAGCAGCTAATAATAGTGCCGGTGCATCTCAAAAACAATTTGAGAAAACTATGGATTCTATGTCATCTAAATTAAATCGATTAAAGAATGCCTGGAATCAATTTACAATGGGTTTAATGAATAATCAGATTTTAAAAGGTGGTATAGATGTTTTAACCGGCTTCTTTTCGATTGTAAATAAAATTATTGACGCTCTTAGCAAAATTCCCCCTAAACCATTTGAAGGATTGACTAAATCATTTTTAACTTTAGGGGCAACACTAACTGGATTGAATTTTGCGAAAAATTTCGCTTCTGGTACTGTTATGGCTGGAGCGGGTTGGTGGAGAGGAGAAGGATCCATTCGTAAAAATTTTATGAGTGGGTATAATAATTCTTATAACAATCGGCCACAGTATACTCAAGATGAATTGATTGGACGAACAGTAGGCCAAAGGTTATCAGATAAGACATTGCAAACGTTCGGTGTACAAATGGCCGAAGCACCAGTAGAAGTAAAGGCTTATTTAGAGGGGATAACAAATGCCGAAAATTTACCAGAAGAAGTTAAACAAAAAATACATGAGATTTTTGCAGGTTCAAATAATACAGAAATAACCGAAGAACAACGTGTAAAAGTAAATACGATATTAGAACAGGCATCACTACAAGAAGGAAATAACCCTGCTTATGCACAATATGGAATAAAAGAAGAACACACTGCAAAAAAAATGGATGTATTGTCTCAAAAGGTCGGTAATGTTAATAGTGGTCTTATTACGATGGGAGCAACTCTTCAACGAGTTGGTAGCCAGTTAGGGCCTTTTGGAGCTTTACTTTCTCTTGTTGGTTCTGTAATGATGACTTTAGGCTCTACTTTTGCTATGTTAACAGTAAATCTTCAGGCCAATTTAGCGGCGACTCTTAAAAATAGAGACGCAACACTTTCAAAAGCGATAGCTGATGAGGGACTAACCCTCGCTAATCTTAAGGCGGCGGCATCAGAGGGAGTCCTGGCGATGGCCATCGGTAGTACATTATTACCTCTTCTTGCGGTAGCCGCTGCAATTGCAGCAGTAATTATTATTTTCAAACAATTAGATAAAGCTATAGTAACAAATAAAGAAAAATTAGAAGAATTATCTGATGCTGCCGCAAGGGCTTCAGAAGCATACAATTCTGCTAAACAAGATCTTTCTGAATTAAATGATTCTATAGAACAGATTCAATCTAATAGAGAAGCTTTTAAAGGATTAGTAGCTGGTACGGCAGAATTTAATGAGAAATTAGTAGAAGCTAATCAAAATATTGTTGAATTAATCAATAAATATCCTGAGTTGAATGATCCCAAATATTTATCTACTGATAAAAATGGTTTGATGGACATAAATCAAGAAGGACTTGATTTAGTAAAAAATAAACAGGCTCAAATAGTTGGCAATGCTGCAGCTTTAAATGCTCTTCAATCTGCACAGCTTAAAGCTGAAGAAAACAGACAAAAAGCTGATGAGATTTTACTTAAATCAAAAGGAGAGGTACTCAAACCAGAAAATATAGATAGTGATGAGCCTATTTATGATTCAGAAACTGGAGAGGTTAGGGTTAAAAAAGAAGACCAAAGAAAAGCTGATTTATTAAATCAACAAGCTGATGCTGCAGAAAGAATATCTAAACAGCAAGCAATTTATAATTCTCTTGCCAATACTGAACTTGGAAATAGAGAAAAAATTGCAGCTATTTATGAAAGTACTTATGATACTGCGCGAAAAGAAGCAGAAAATTCTAAAGCCAGTATGGATGAAATGCGTCAAGCTTATGCAGATTTTTATGGATATACATATAATAAATCGAGAAAAAAGATAACTGACGAAGAGGGAAAAGAAATTGAAGGAATTACAGATGAGGTAGTAAAAGATGCTTTTCCTGAAATTACTGTTTTAGCTAACGTTGAAGCCAATGGTGAAAGTTTAGATAGTATGATGGATGCTATCGATCAAAAATTTGCAAAGGGGTTTGGTTCTAATTCAGGAAGTCTTTTAACAGACGTATTATCTAATAATATTGAAACAGATGAGGTTGCTCTACAAGAATTAATTCAAGATCCCCAAGGATTACGAGAGGCTATCAGTGAATTAAGTGAAAAAGAGATAGCCGCTTTATTAAATGTAGATGAAAGTTTAGTAGCGGATGATTTTAAAACATATGCTGATCAATTAGCTAATAACGTAGAAGAGCGTGCAAGTAAAGTTATGGAGGCCCAGGCCCAAACATATAGTGAATTGGGCGCAATGATGGCCCAAGCACAATATGGGGATATTAATTTTCAAAGGAGCGGTTGGCAGCAAACTGTAGCTAGTTCCGTTAGCGAGCAAATTTTAAAATTAACGGCCGAACAACGAAACACTTTAAACACAATAGGAAAAACACTCCAAGAAAATGTTGGCACAGATGCCATGTCAACGTTTCTTAATGAGGCTTCTAGCATTTACTTATCAACAGATGAATCACTTATAAATGAATTCAATAATGCTTTGGATGGTATTAATTGGGATTCTGCCACTTCTCGTTTAGAAGGTTACAATAAAATGATGCGCTCTACTCAAGATGAAATTCGTCAAATGGGTGAGGACATGAGAACGTCTTCAGATGAGGTTAATTTATTAGGAGAGTCTTTTGATGAATTTCTTGGTGGAGATTGGTTAAATTTATCTGAAAATGCCGATGATTTTAAAAATGCTGTTGGTGAAATCGATGGTGCAGGAATATTAAAGGCGGCAGAATCGAGCGATCAGCTTAAGGCGATGCTTGATTCTGGAGAAGTTTCTGCCTCTGGTTTAGCAATAGCTCTACAAGGTGTAGAAGATGGCTCTATTCTTCAGGTTAATGATGCGGTACTTCAATTAGTAAGTAGTTTAAATAAAGTTGCCGATGTTGCTCTTGAAGCTCACAATATTGTTCAAAATTTTGATCCTGGTATAGACTACGGCGAAGGCGAAGACTTTATGATAGAGAATGCCAAAAAAGTCAAAGAATATATGGACAATGGCGAGTGGGGGAATGAGCAACTTCAAAATTATATTAAAATGGCTGCTGGTCAAGAGCGATGGAATAAGGCTTTAGCAAGGAATAAAGGTAATCTTGCTGAAACAGCGAGAGATTTGCAGCATTACGCGACTGACTTTTCTGAAGGAACAGCTAATGTTTGGGATAAGTTAGTTAATGAAAAAGGTGCAGATGGAGATACCTTTAGACATAATTTAGACAGTATGGAGGATGAAGCCCTAAAAGGAAGGTTTGAAGAGGCTGGTGTTAAATTTGATTGGGGCGGTGAAGATGGCACTTTACGAGTCGAATTAGGAGATTTAACAACCGAAGAATTTGAACAATACCTTCAACAAGTAGGCGGCATGTCAGAAGATTATGCTAAACTTATGATACAAGATTTAGCTAATTATGACGCTACTATTAGTTCAACCTTAAGGGCTAATGATCTGGCTGCAACTGTTGAAACACCAGAGTTTTTAGAAACTCGTGCCGATGAAAAGGGTAATGCAGTTTTAACAAGTGAAGACATAAGTCTTATCGAAAATTCTCCTGAGGGAGAGCAACTTTTACAAAAAGTTGCAGATGGATTAGGTACAACAGTAGATAAGCTTAAAGATAAGGCTCTTCAACTCACAGACGAAAATGATGAAGAAAGAACTGACTATAAAGAATTAATGGACGATTATGCTAAAGCATATTTTGAAACTGGCGGAAAGGGTTTAGAGGGTTTAATTAATAGTAAAGATAATCCATTTGCTACTTCAGAAGGCGAGCTCGATTTAAGTGAATTAATGAAAGATGTTCTTTCTAAAGGATTCACAGAAACTCAAAGCTTAGAAGGTGCATTTGAAGCGTATAAGACAGCTGGTGAAACTGGTGTTTATGAGGGTGTAGAACTCGAAAGCGGATTAAATTTTGAAGAATTTTCCGAGAGAATAAAAGAAATTACCGAATCAGATCAGTGGGTTACTGTTGGAGAAACAATTGGCCAGCAAATTGTTTCTGCAATGGAAGCATCCGCTTTATTAGATAGAGTAAGAAACGGAGGAATGACCGAGGAAGAAAAAGCTTTTGATAGTGACGGCAAAACTACTCAATCTTTTGAAGAAGTGGTTAATGCAGTAAAAACCTCTGGCGAAAGCAAGGAAAAACAACAGCAAGATATTGCTGACTATTTAAAAAATTCTCAAACAGAATTTGCTCAGATGAGTAAAGAAGATCAAAAAACCGCTCTTACTGGAATTGTAGAAAAATTAAATGCACTTAATTTTAAACCAGAAGAAATTGCTACTGCTGTTAGAAATGGCTTGGGAGTTAATTTAGAGACTGAGCATCATGGAGAAAAAGGATCTTTAACTACAGGTGAAAAAGGGCAGGTTGTATTAAATCCTGAAATAAATATGGATTCGATACATGAACAGGCTTCAGAAAACCTTAAGGACTTAGAGGCGACAGTAGAGACAGTTAATTATCCTGATAGTGCTAAAACCATAAATGTAACTGGAAATGTTACTAAAATGAGTTCTGGAACGACTACTTCTTTCTTTGGAAGAGCAACTGGTCAGAATAATCCTAATTCCGCTTTCCATCGAGTTGGCACAATGGCGCGAGGTTCTGGCGGCGGATATACAATTTCTGGTCGCCCAACTCTGCTTGGAGAGGAAGATGAAGAACTTGTATGGGAGCCGAAACAAAATAGAGCCTTTATGGTTGGTTCAAATGGACCGCAATTTGCTAATATTTCCAAAAATGCAGTTGTTTGGAATGCCGATCAAACAAAACGAATTAAGAAAAATAGTGGTAATATTAGTAGTTTTGGTACTGGTGCGAAAGGTATTAATAATTTTGGTACAATGGCGGGTGGAACAAAAATTCCCGGAATTTTTACTGCTGATGTAACAGGAAATATTACTGAAACTGTTCCACCTAAAAAAACACCTGAAGTACCAGTAATTGGGAAATTACAAATAGAAAATAATAAAGAAGGTTCCGGGAAAGAGAAAAAGAGTGGGAATTTTTCTCAAACTATTACCAATGATTTAACTTTAAAATCATTAATTAAAAATCCTGATGAACCGAAAGAAAAAGTAAAGACTTCTGTACCTAAAACTTACGAAGGAAACATTAATGCTTCTTTTACGCTTTCTTCTAAAGTAAAAACAGGAAATTTGAAAAGCGAGCTTCAAAGTAGTGCCAACAAAGCTTCAAAAGGATTAAAAGTAAAGGCAGGCACTACCTCAACAGTTAAAACTGATATAGACAATACAGCTCAAAAAAAGATAGATAAGATTAAAAGAGCGAAACCCGTAGAGATAAAGACAAAAGCAACAGATACCGCACAAAAAGCAATTAATAATATAAGTGGTAAATCTGTTGAAGTTAAAGTAACCCCTAATTTTGGAGCGAATAGTAATTGGACAAAAACAATTACTATAAAAAGAAAAGGCGGAAAAGATGGTGATGGGTCAGGTGCAAAAGGTACTGGTTATCATACTCCTTACCAATCTCTTCCATCAATTGGTTCTGCTGCAAGTGGTCGCTATGGACGCCTTGGTCCAAATGGTAAGGGTGGTCCAACCTTAACTGGTGAAAAGGGTTATGAAATTGCTTGGATACCTTCTGAAAGTCGTTCGATGATTTTAGGTGCGAACGGGCCTCAAATGATTGATTTACCGCCAGATGCAGTTATTTGGACTCATGAGCAATCTAAAAAGATAATGGGTCAGAAAGCTATTCCAGCTGGTTCTAGTGAGAAAGGGCTTACCGGAAAGAAAGGACCGAATTCTAAAAAAAGTAGCTCAACAAAAACTAAATCTACTAGTTCTACTAAAGGCGATGGAGGTGGGGGTAGCGATAAAAAAACTACCAAAAAACACAAAACAAACGCCGATAATACAGAAAAACTAATAAAAAAAGCTGGTCGAGTAATCGTATGGTGGGAGAATCAAGAGCGTAAAGTTGACGCAATTCAACGTAGGATTGAGAAGAACCAAAAAGACTTTGAGAAAGCGCTTAGTAAGTTTGGTGCGACCTTTAGCTCCGTAAGTGATGAAGTTGGAATCTATGTTAAAAACTTAAATAAATCTATTAGTTTGAATCAAGAATCTAAAACTAAAGCTGATAAAAAATTAAAAAATATCAGTACAAAAACTGCCACTGAAAAGGCTAATGATAAAGCCGCAAGAAAGGCCCAAAAACGATTAGACAAAGCTAAAAAGACCAAGACCAAAAAAGATGACAAAAAGGCTGAGAAAAGTTTAAAGAAGGCTCAAAAGAAGCAGAAAGGCGCATCTTATAAAAATATAACCTGGGAAGAAACTAAAAAGAAAGGTAAGAAAACTGAAAAGGTTAAGAAAAAAGATAGAATTAATTTAGCTGATTATATAAAATACGATGATAAGACTGGCGCGTATGTCATTAAACAGGGTAAATTAGATGACGTTGGTAAAAAGAGTAAAGCTAAGGCTAAAGCAATTAAAGAAGCCGCAACTAAAGCTATCGAAACTCCTCAGGGAAGATATAATACCGCTGATGACAATATAACTAAAGCACAAGATGCACTTGATGAAATAACTCAAAAGTTATACGATACTTTCCTTGGCTGGGAGACTGAGCTTACAAAGATTTGGAATTTAACTCAGAAAATTTCAAATGTGGAAGCTAAAACTAATAGGTTGAAAGAAGCCATTTCTCTTCAAGAGGCTCAATTAGCTAGTGGTTTATATACAGCTACTTCTAGTTTTAACAAAGAAACGCTGAGCACATTCTCTGCTCAAATGAAGACGATGAATGAGTCAATTAATACTAGAGGAAACTTAATTGAAGAACAGAAGAAGAAATTAGAAGATTTGTTTACTGGGCAGTCTAATAAAAATACTTTAGCTAATGTGAACAAAATAATAAATAATGATGCCAAAGCAGATAAAGCGAAAGCAAATTACGAAAAGAAAAAAACTAATCTTACCAAAAAGAATAAAGCAGTTAAAAGTACTCAATCTCTTTTAAATATACGAAAAAAAGAATTAGCAAACACTTCGAATCCTATTGAGCGAATGAAACTGCAAAAAGAAATAAGCGGATTGGAAACTAAATTAGCGAAACAACAAAAAGAACAGGCAACTGCGAAGAAAGCTTATAGTAGTGCAAAGACAGCTTATGATAAGGTTTCCAAAGATAATATTTCTAGTGAAAAATTAGACCTTCGCAAAAAAGAAAAAGAAGAATTAGAAAATCAGGAAAAACTTCGAAAAGATGCTTTAAAATACTTAACTTATAGTCAAAATGGAGATGGAACTTATAACATTAGCTTTGATACTGATCGTTTTGAAACGGATAAAGAGAATTTAGGTCTTAGCACAGACTACGGTAAGAAAATTGAGGATTATGTAAAGGATATTCAGACACTAAACGAGGAACTAAACAATTCTTATACTGAACAAACTCAATCCTTAACCGAACTTTATACAACACTTGCTGATTTAAAACAGGAGCGAGCAGATAATGCAGGTGAATTATTAGATATTGTTGAAAATGAGCAGCAAAAAGAACTAGAAAAAATCAGAGGTCTTAGTGAGAGTCTTAATGAATCAATCAGAGATTTATTAGATGAGGTTAAAGAGAGACTTACCGAGCGTAGAAACCGAGAAGATAATCTTAAGACTGAACAAGATATTTCTAAGAAACAACAAAGACTTGCCGCTTTACGTGCCGACACTTCTGGCGGCCATGCCGTAGAGATTGCTCAACTCGAAAGAGAAATCGCTGAGGCGCAACAGTCATATGGACGAACTCTTGAAGACCAGTTGCTTGATCGTTTGCAAAGACAAGCGGACGAGGCTTCAAAACAAAGAGAGCGTATGATTGAGTTACAAGAAAATCTTCTTGAAATGAGTGGAGAACAATCTAATGTAGCGAAAGTTAATCAGTGGATGTGGCGAATTGAACAGGCTTCTAAAGGACTTATTCCTGAAAAAGAAATGACTTCACTCTGGCAAGAAATTAAAGAACAATATAGATCGAATAAGAATTATGATAAAGTTACAATACCAGAACAAGAAATAATTGATCAGGATTTTGAACAGTTTAAAACTGAGTTGGAAACTAATTTTGGAAAACAAGAAGCAACCAAAACTGCCATTGAAACAGCGAATACAGAACTAGGGAAATTAACAGAAGCTTTAGGCGCATTAAAAACGGCAATTTTGAAGGGTACCCCACAAATAAAAGGCGAAGATGAGATAAAAAAAGAAGAAGAGGAAAGAAAAAAGAGGGAAGCGGAAGCAAAAGCTGCCGAATTAAAAAAGAAAAAAGATGCTTACACAGCGAAGATTAATGCGGTTGATAAAAATGGTGTAATTGGCAAAGATGAATTTGCCAAAGTAAAAGACTTGGCCAATAACGCAGGAATTAGCGCGCGTACATATATGGCCGATCTTGCTGATACAGGACTAACTTGGAGACAAGTTATCGTAGCAGCATTAGAGAACGGATTTGATAAATACCGTATGTTAGTAACATTTGAAGATAATAGTTACTTTAGACAGGGTTATAATGAAGCATTTGGTTATCGACTTACTGGGCATATTACACCATTTGAAAATGATCTCGCAATAGCAAAAGCTCTTAAAAAAGAAAAGTATGCCTTTGCTACCGGTGGCCTTAACACCCAAACTGGTCCAGCTTGGCTTGATGGTACTCCAGCAAAACCCGAACTTGTACTCAACGCCGCGGACACTAAAAACTTCTTAGCCCTTCGAGATGTCTTAAGTAATGTAATGGGTTCAATTAACTCAACCGACAATTCTTACAGAAGTAGCGATACATTTAATATAAACGTTAATGTTGATAAGATAGCTAATGACTACGATGTAGATAAGATGGTAGAAAAAGTTAAAAAAGAAATCACAAAGAGCGCAGGATATAGAAATGTTACTCAAGCAAGAGCTTTTAGATAAAAAAAGGAGGTCGAAAGACCTCCTTTTATTTGGCTTATTTAATTAACTGAAGAAAGGCATCAGCGCATCCAGTTCATCCGGAGTACACTCCACATTATCACCCAAGTCATCAATTGATAAATTATAGTTATCAATTTCAACTTCTAATTTCTGAAGCTCATTAAGCGCCTGGTTACATTCAGCAATTTTACCTTCCTGAATCATAATCTGCTCTTCATCATCACTAAAAACAACATTTCCATTCTCATCTTTTTTAGCATATGTATCTACAATTTCTTGAAACTTAGTGGAATAAAATTCGCCTTCTTTCTCAACGGCTTTTCTGATTTTATTAATCTTATAAGCCCCCTTCAGCGGAAGATTAGCATCGCCGAAGAAATCTACATTATTTCTGAAGTCAATGATCTGCTCCATCGTCACTTTAACCATAATAAATCCTCCTATTCCCAATCGAATATTTCAACTTTTTTCTTATGTTTATCACTAGTATATTTTCCAATGCCAATCGCATCGGCTATATCATCAGAAACCGTAATGTCAAACCACTCTTTTATCTTCATTTGCATAGAGCGTTTTTTATCGGTTCTTGTTCGTCCTTTTACTCCGCAGTGGGCGCGCCAGGTAGCTGGAGGGACAACAGCGTAGTCAATTTTTTGTTCACAACAAGCAGCCATAAGAATTCCTTGTAATCGTGCAAGTGTTTGATAAGTTGTAACTCCTATTGTTTTATCATTAAATTGTTGTAGCTGTATTCCCTCTATTCCAACTACGTCTGGCTTCCAGTTTTGAATTAATTGAATAAGCCAATTTCTTATCTCTATATCTCGTGATATTTCGTCTTCAGCGGTCGCCTCAAACGTACCAGCATATACTAGCTCCCCATCATCAAAAATTGAGTAGCCAGTTATGTGTGTGGCTTGGTCAAGACCGACCGTGCGCTGAATAGATTTTTTCTTTGGTATTATTTCATTTGAAAAATTATTATATTGATTCTGTTTGCAAATTGGACATTCCCATTTATTTCTTACTTTCTTATAAGGCAAGTAAATTTTATGATCTTCACTACAACGAAAAACCAATTCAGAATCTAAATTTTTATATTCTTCTGAAAGTAATGTCCAATTGTGTTCTACCGCCGCCTTTCTTATATCATCTATTTTTATTTTACTCACTCAAATCTGTATGACCGAAGCCGCCGCCACGATTTTCTCCAATTTCTTGAACCGAACTTACTTTTACTAAGTTTGCAGTCGGTGCCTGTACTAATCTCATCTGGGCAAATTTCTGACCTTCGGCGATAGTATACGGTTGCCCATGAAGAATTGATTTAATTTGAATCTGTCCATTTTCGTCAAAATCGTAATCTATATCTTTAAAAGGCGGTTCAATGTTTTCTACAATAACTCCGATTTCATCACGATAACCACTGTCAATTAAGCCAGGAGTATTTGCAATACGAAGCTTACTTTTTACTGACATACCACTGCGCGGCTGGATAAGAAGGGCATAACCCTCTGGAATGGCAACTTTGATACCAGTAGGGATAATAATTGTTTCTCCAGGGTTAATTGTATATTCTTTTGGAGAAACAATATCCATTCCTGCGTCGCCGTCTCTTGCGTAGGTAGGTAAATTGGCCTCGTTATCTATTTCGCATGGAATATCTATAGCCCTTAAATTATAAACCTGCCTAATGACATTGGCAAGAGCAGAGATTAACTGTTTGAAAAAGTCTTTCTTAACGTCTTCTAAGTCTTCTATCTCATCAACCGCAAGATAAGCAACGCTAATTTCTTTTTCTATATCTTCAATTTGCCACTGGTTAGAAGCTAATATCGCAGAAATTTCTGATTTAGTTTCTCGTCCGTTTAAGGTTTCTACATATACTTGATAAATTGAAGGGGCAATTTTTCTGAAGTCTTCTTCTGGCATTTCAAATAAAGTGCCGAAAATTTCCATGCTACCGAGCATGTTAGATAAAAGCTCGTTTTCTTCGGAAAGTTTTGCTAATTCTTCAAAACTTTTATTCATATCGCCATCAAAGGCGTTTTCTCCAACTATGTGTAAACCTTTTTGTTCTTTATTACTCATAATCGTCCCACACTCCTCCAAGAACTTTTTTAATCGTTGTTACCCAGGCTTCTCCAATTATCTCGCCTTTGGCTTTCTTGGTTTTATAAGTATACCCACTCGCGCCGAGTACGTATCCATTTTTCTCAGCATCTTCTTTTGAGGATTGAATAAGACGGATTGCTTCTTCTTCACTGTCAACTACATATTTTTCTGTTCTTTCAATTAATCTCATTTATTTATTTCTCCTTCGGTATTAAGTGTCGTTTTTAATTCATTTGAACAATCTACTGAGGTAGTAGATGTAGAATAACGGGTATGTGGATATGTATAGATATATGGGGTAGTGTAAGTATAACTATTTCCTTTTCCATCCCAATATCCTTCATTGTAAATTTCATCAAGTAATTTTCGTAATTCATCTTCGGTGAATTCAATTTTACCATTTTGATTTTTAGTGAAAACTTTAACTTTCATTCTCATTCTTATCTCCTAGAGTAATTAACTCTTTGCCATATGGAAGGGTTTTAACCCAATCGCAAAATTGATGCCACTCCTTTAGTTTATGATTTTTACGCTGGAAGTATATATTCCTTAATACTGCATAATTTGTTGTCCAAGTACGAGTTTGTAGCCAACTCTGTGGAAGTATCTGAACAAGTGCGCGCCAGTAGGATTTGTCTTTTGTTTCAAGATATTTCTGGCGTAAATTTTCACACATTTGAACAATATCCTCTTTATAGTCTTCAAAGGTACGTTCCCAATCACCTACATGAGTTGCTGTTCCTGATAGAATGATTAGGTCTTTCCCATCATCCCATTCAAACATTTCTTTAGTGATGGGGTTAGAGGCAAGTTTGTGCATAGTAGATGTTGAATTAGCTGTCGTGCCTATTTTGTAAGTATCTGCTTCCTTCCACCAGTATATTGGGGCTGTTATATCAACACTTACAAAAATCTGTCTTAAAAACTTAGCATGTTCTGGACCACTATTAATTAATCTTTGCGCCAATCCTAAATCATTAGGGCCAAGGAAGGCTACGTCAAAAGTATCACTGGCTTTTTTGTTTTCCTCGTTAAAAGAGAGCACCCCAACATCAAAAAGCCAATCGTCATACTTTCCCCAAAGGTTATCCCAATCATCTTCTGTAAAATTTGAATTATCCTTTTGTTTTCTTTCGTGATCTACCCAAGTATAAGCTATATCATAATCATAAGAAGGGGGATTATTAATATTAATTAACCCACAGTATGAGTCAGATTTATCCCAAGAATTAAGTGGATTCCTCATCCCTCTGATTGCTCCCTCAAAATTATAAACTTTAGTTGCTTTAAATTCCATTGGTTTGTTCTCCTTTTTCTTTTCTATATATATTATACCACAAAAAAATTTTTTTGTCAAAATTTAAAACGCCGAATTACTCCGGCGTTTTATTCTCTTTTAACCCTGCGGCATAGCCGATCGTATATTGTCGTTTAAGTTCTTCTTTTATATTCTTATAAGCTTTAGGAAATAAACTACCAACAACAAATTCAAAGGTAACCTCTTTGATTCCACGATCTTTAAGTAGTTTACACATTTTAGAGAGTCTTCTTACTTCAATTTTATTAATGTCTTCAATCATTTTGTATTCTCCATGAATTATCTTTTTTAATCCAGATTCTTTGATTAGAACTACCACGTAACTTTAGATTTAAATCTTTTAATTCTTTAATAAAAGGGCCGTCTATTATTACGTCTACGAAATCGAATATAGCAAAACGAGGAAGCTTGTCAAATTCATAACCAGTCCATAAACAGATTTTAATGTCTGGGTAGACCGCGCGCACTGCACGGATAATGTCTTCAGTCATTTCTAAATTTTCCGAAGCTAATGGCTCTCCGCCAAGAACAGAAAAGTTTCTTTGAATATTATTGGCTGAAATTGCTTCAATTATTTCTTTTCTTGTTTCTTTGGTGTATGGATTCCCACTTTTGAAACTCCAGGTTTCAGGGTTGAAACAACCTGGACAATGATGCGGGCAGCCTTGAACCCAGAAACTAACGACAATTCCTTCGCCGTTTACTATATCGTTTTTAATTATTGTTTTATATTTGTTCATTATGATAAATTATTACCTCTTTATTTTCTTAGAAAATATCTTTCATTTAATATAGATGATTGTCATCCTGAAGGTCTGTGAATGATTTTATGACTTTGTGCATTTGCTTAACCCTTTGATTTTTCGATTTCTTTGAAGTTAATCATGTCGGTCTTCCTCCTAATTATTCGATGTATCCGGACGCTCATCTGGAGATTCGCAACGATACCAAGTATCATTAAAATGAACCCTGTAGGGTCTGGACTCGCCTGGCAGATAAGCTATTCCGTCTACAAGATATCTCTCATCCATAATTACACCTAAGTCAGGTGGACCGGCCCAACCAGTATAGGTAATTACCAGTTTTCCCGAAGCATGTGCATCATATATTTCCTGCCACGTAGCTTTCAACTCTCGGATTGTAGTATTCCCTCGCGTACCATATTCAACCATAAACACGCCAGCACCGGATCCGCCACTTGGCTCAGCCTTGTTCCAAACCCCGTCCACAACGGTTAAAACACTACCATTATCATCTTCAGTAACCTCAGGAAGTTTCACTCCTTCAACTTCATCAATCAATCTTCCTAAAACTTTCTTATTCGTATTCCCCGGAGTTTCCATTACATAATCGATTATATCTTTTTTACTCATATAACCCCTCCTATAACTTATTACTATGCTTATACCTATCTTCTACTTCTTTTTGCTTTCCATAGTTAAAAGCAGTCTTATAATCCCCCGTTAAATATCCAGTCACTCGTCTGAGGTGTCCCACATCATCAGAACCACATTCCGGACAAGTATCTCCGATTTCCCCTTGCCATCCGCAGCTATTACAAGTATCCGATGGAATATTCAAAGCAAAATAAGGTATATCTTTATCCATTGCATAGTTAACAATTTGTTCTAAAGCATCTATATTTTTTAAGACTGTTCCTTCTAGTTCAACATAAGTAATACATCCTGCGCTAGAATAACCAGTTAGTTCAGCCTCAATATCAATTTTATCAAATGGTGAAATCTCTTTCCATACTGGTACGTGCATTGAATTAGTGAAATAATCACGATCGCTTACATTCGGAATTTCTCCAAAATTTTCTTTGAACTTCATCATTGCAGTATAACATAAGTTCTCCGCTGGAGTATAATATACGCCAAAGTTGAGATGGTATTTTTGTTTAAACTCGGCGCATCTATCTTTGAAAAGCTGTTCAATTCGTTTTGCAACTTTCATACCTTCTGGAGTTGTATGATCTTTGCCAATAAGAATTTGCAAGGTTTCCGCCAAACCTAATTGTCCGATAACTAATGTTCCATGTTTCAATGCTGATCGAATGCCTTCTTCTGGATGATATCCTATCATTGTACCATTTTCATACATAAACTTTGCAGAAGCGGGGTTTTGGC